CGGTTGGTCCCGTAAGGCCGTCCAGGAGCACATCGCCAAGAAGGGCGTCGGCGACGACATCAACATCGACAAGAAGGCGGAGATCGCCCGGCTGCGGCTGCTTCTCTCCCCGCCTGTCACCGCGCTGGTCGAGCAGGGCGGCAAGCGGATCCTGCGCGAGCTCGGGATCGATATCGCGTTCGACGTGAACGATCCGAAGGTCGCGAAGTGGCTCGGCTCCCGGATGAGCATGTTCTCCGAGGAAGTCGCCGGCACCACCTTCGACGACATCCGGGCGGTGCTGCGGCAGGGATTCTCCGACGGCAAGCCGCTCTCCGTCATCTCGGACACGCTCCGGGAGAAGTTCGACTCCTACGACAAGTATCGGGCCCCCCTGATCGCGCGCTCGGAGACGATCGCGGCGTCGAATAAGGCGGACCTGCTGGCGATCCGTCAGGCGGGAATCGAGGAGAAGGTCGTGAAAACCTGGCTCACCGCTGGCGACGAGCACGTACGACCGTCGCACGTCCAGGCCGGCCAGCAATACGCGGACGGGATCCCGATCGACGATCTGTTCCAGGTGGGCGACGATGAGATGGACGCCCCTGGGAACGGGTCAGATCCGGCCGAAGCGATCAACTGCCGGTGCGCGCTCGGGTACGAGAAGGCATAGATCCGGCGTTTCACGTGGAACGCATTCGGCCCCTCTTCGGAGGGGTTTTTCGTTTCCGCAACCCTTCCGAAAAGGAGTCCGCCATGAAGATCGAGCACAAGATTTTCGAAGCCGAGGTCAAGGCGTTCGACGACGAGAACCTGATCGTCGAGAACTTCATCTCCACGGAGCACAAGGACCGCGGCGGCGACATCATGCGGGCCAAGGGGATGAAGATTGTCGGGAAGCCGGTCGTGCTTCTGCTGCACGGCCGCGGGCCGATGGGATCGGAGCCGGTCGGAAAGCCGCTGTCGATCACCATCGACGAGTTCAAGGGGCAGCCGGGGATCCTGGCGAGGACGCAGTTCTACGACGACGAGGTCGGGCGTCGGTTGTACGGCAAGGTTAAGGGCGGCTTCCTCCCGAACTGGTCGATCGGCTATTCGGTCGACGAGGCGAAGGACCTCCTGCGGGAGGGGAGATACGACGGCCGCGACGTCACGAAGTGGCAGCTGTTCGAATACTCTCCCGTCGGGGTCCCGATGAACCCATTCGCCCAGACGGTGAAGGAGTTCTTGGACGACGTGGACGCAAACGCCGACATGAACAAGAAATGGTTCGCCCCTCGCCATGATGAAATCGTGCAGGCGACAAACGGCGCATGGTTCGGCGTAGTGGAGGAGAAGTCCTGCACCGGCTGCGGGGCGTGCGGGAAGAAACATCCCTGCCCGAACTGCAAGGGCGACCTGACGCTGTTCGTCAAGGACGGCGACAATATCGGCATCGCCTGCGAGAAGTGCGAGCCGGAGAAGTTCGCCGAGCTGACGAAGGCAATCGCCCCTCCCGAGCCCCCCGCCGACGATGGCGGGTTCATGATGCAACTCCAAACCCTCAAGGGGCTGATCGAGGGCATGAGGGATACCTTCAAGGACGTTCCCGAGAAACTGAAACTGCTGGATGAGAAATTCGCGAAACTGGAACCGCTTCTCGCAACCCTCCCGCCCGAACCGGATGGCGGGGACAAGGGGGAAGAGGGCGAAGGCAATCCTCCGGAACCGGAAACTCCGCCGCGCCTGATCTTCAAGGGCACGGCACAGGAGAAGGAAGAGGCCGCGCGCATCGCGAAGGAGCAGCGGGCCTCCGTTGTCGCCGCCGTGGCGACGGCGATGAAGCCGCTCATCGATGCACAGGCCGACAGGCTCATGGGTCGCGTGAACTGAACCGCTGAACTAAACCACTACACCAGCCGGAGAAACGAATGAGGCCCCCATCGGGGCCTTTTTCATTTCCGGCAGAAGGAGATCGGAGTCATGACGAACGAAAAGATCGTCACGTTGGACATGAAGGACCTCCCGGGGATCCTCGCGGAGGCGATCAAGGGGATGGAGTTCCCGCAGATCATGGCCCTGAAAGAGGACATGAAGCGGGTGGAGCGGGCGGCGCTGTTCCCGTCCGGAGACGGGACGCTCCTGGAGACGTGCGGTAAGTCGATCATCGACACCCGGGCGTTCTACCGCAAGGAGCACCACGCGGGTGGGCCGATGGACGCCACCGCGCTGGTCCGAGGGCTCGGCGCTTCCCGCACCGGTCCCTGGCTCTCCCTGTCGCCCCTGATGGAGAAGTTCGCCAGGATCGTCGCGTGCCGGGGCGATTCCAACAAGGCGCACGCTCTGGGCATCGACATCCGGGAGTACAACAAGGAGGTCGCCGAGACGAACCAGAAGGCGACCGGCCCCCTGACCTCGACCGACGCTGGCGTGCTGGTCCCCGTGGAGTACCTGGCCACCGTGATCGAGTTCGCCACCGCGCAGTCGGCCATCCTGCCGAAGCTGTGGCGGATCCCGCTCGGGTCGTTGTCCCTGAAGATCCCCCGCCTGGTCCAGGCCGCCGGCTCGTACTTCGGCGGGATCCACCTGTACCACCCCGAGGAGGCCGGCGAGAAGTTCAAGACCAAGCCGAACTTCGACTCCGTCACTCTGACGGCGAAGAAGCTGATCGGCCTGATCGCGATGACGGACGAGCTGATCGCGGATTCCTCGATCAACATCATGAACTACATCACCTCCCTGTTCGTCCGCGCCTTCCAGTGGCAGTCGGAGCACGAGGTCGTACAGGGGACCGGCACCGGGAACCAGATGCTCGGGATCATCTCCGACCCGAACATCAACGTGGTCGCCCGCCAGACGGCGGGGACGGTGAAGTACGACGACCTGGTCAACCTGGAGTCCTCGCTCGACGAGAACTTCGCCGACCTGACCTTCATCTCCCGGCGCGCAACGGTCAACACGTTCCGGAAGCAGAAGGACACCGTCGGGCAGCCCGTGTACCACGACGGGTTCGACGCGATGATCGGCGGCGCGATCCCTCCGCGCCTGCTCGGGTACCCGCTCGTCAAGACCCGGAACGCGAAGGCGATGGGAGCGCACGGCGACATCACCCTGGGCGACCTCTCGTTCTACCTGTGGGGCGTTCGCCAGGACATGACGATCGACACCTCGAGGGACCGGTTCTTCGAGCTCGACGAGACCGCGCTGCGGTTCGTCGTGCGCCAGGACGGCGCCCCCGGCGTGCCGGACGCCTTCTCGATCCTCGACACCGCGACGAGCTGATCGCGGCCTGAATAGATCGCGTCGGAGGTTTCCTCCTTTCCCTTCGGCGTGTGCGCCACCCCCGGGCTCTGGGCCGGGTCCGGGGGTGCCTCTTTTCCATTCGCATAAGCGGAGGTTTCATGCGGGACGAAGTCGTGATCGTGAAGGTAAAGCTCATCTCTCCGCTGCTCCGCCAGCGCAATGGGGAGACCATGCACCTTGAGCTGGAGAAGGCCAGAGCGGGAGAGCGGAAAGGGCTGTGGAAGATCATGGCGGGCGAGACGGGGGCGTCCTATGCGACCCGGGAGATGCTCCCGGGCGGCGGGGGGGATTATCTGACCAAGGACCGGTTCACGTTGTCGAAGGACGACGTGTTCGGCAAGAAGGACATGCCGTGATCCATCGCCGCGTGATTGTAGAAAACATCGATGCCGCGCTCATCAGCTCCTACGGGAAGACGATGCGCGTGCCGGTGGACAAGGCGAGGCTCGGAGCGCGACGGGGAAAATGGAAGATTCTCGACTGGCAGCTGGAGGCCTCCACCGACGGGTGCGGGTCCCGCGCCGGGGATTACCTGGAGCGGAGCGGATTCGTGCCCGGGGAGGGAGGCGGTCGTAGAGGGTAGCTTGGGTACAGGACAACTCCCGGCCCTGGGGCGGCGCGGAAGTATCGAACCGGTGCGTCGTCTCCGTGGGGGAGAGCCTTGGATTCGATATCGTAGGGATCACGCCGGAGAACTTCCATCCGAAGGTGCTTTCCGACTGCGACGTGGCGATCATCAACAACTTCTTTCAGTTCGCCGGGAGCCAGGAGCGCCTGATCCTCGAAACGATTCGCGGGGGTAAGCCGTACGTCAAGTACGAGCACGACTCCCGGGAGCTTGGGCGGCCGAAGGTCTCGGAGCGGATGTTCAACGGCTCGATCTTGAACGTCTTCCTCTCGCCGGCGCATCTGCAGAACCATCGCTGCCACCTGGGCTGCGACGGGATCGCGCTGCCGCTGGCGATCAATACGGAGATGTTCAAGCCGGTCCCCGGGGTGGAGCGCCGGGAGAACCGCGCGCTGTTCGTCGGCGGATGGATCAAAGGCGGCAAGATCGCGGAGTCCGTGCACCGGTACGTCGCGGAGCGTCCCGAGCTCGAGTACGTATCCGTCGGCCACAGGATCAACGAGCGCGTAAAAGTCATCCCCATGCAGGACCTGTCGAAGATGCCGGCGCTCTACAGCTCCGTGGGGTGCCTGGTCCACCTGCCAGACATGATCTGTGCCGGAGAGCGGGTCATATTCGAGGCGGCGCTCTGCGGGGTGGAGAAGATCGTGATGAACAACAACGTCGGCCACAAGTCGTGGAACCGGGACCTGTCGGATACCGATGGTCTGCGCGCCTGGTTGAAGAAGGCCCCGTACGATTTTTGGAAGGCAGTGGAGACATCCGTCCGCAAGGAGAAGGTGACATGAAGGGACGAATCGGCCCGGCGATGGCGGCGAACCCGATCCCGGAGCATACCCGCGCCCCGGACCACCGCAAGGACGATCCCCACACCGGCCTGATGTACGAGACGCTGGTCGACCTGGCGTCCCGTCCCGAGGTCCAGACCGTGATCGAGATCGGCTCCACGGACGGCCGCGGCTCCACGATGGCGATCCGCGAGGGGCTGGAGAAGAACCCGAACTTCCCCGAAGTTCGCCTGTTCTGCATCGAGGCGGTCAAGCAGATGTACGACGTACTGGCGCGGACGCGGGCGCCGTACATGAAATGCTACCGGGTCTGCTCCTCCCCGCCGGCGGAGCACTACTCGGACAAGGAAATCGAGCGGTTCTTCAAGGAGGACTTTCCCGAGAACCCTTTCGAGTGCCAGGCGCAGCGGCAGGAGCCGGACTGGCACAAGCGGGAGCGGGACCGGTACAACGCCTACTTCCTGCGCGAGGGCC